GGGGGAAGGCTTATTTTTTCTTTCTTCTTTTAATAGAGAAATTACCAGGTCATTACGCATACTTGCCGCCTGTACTATTTTTATGATCCGTTCCGGGTCCATTTGCTTGACATACCGGAAAAACCAGTCGTACTCGTTTTCGTCGATATCCGGCATATCGGTAGTAATGGTTATCCCCAGGAACAAATGGGAATGTCCGTAAGTGATCGCATCACCGCGAAGAATAGGCATAGCGCGGTTTACTTTCATTTCCTTGTCGTACTTCGCTTCATCATAAAACAGGTGTATTACAGACTTTCCGGCAAGCAGCGAAGGGTTATCCAGTGATCCCATGAAAATAACACATCCGTTCCAGAAGCTGTAAACATGCTTGTAATCATCCACGATAACCGAACATTTACGCCGCCAGGATTCAGGCGGGCGGGTATCTTTTACATAGTGTACCCCTTCGATAAGCCCCATAAGCTGCCAGCCCTTCTGAACGGCCGGCATTATATTATCTTCCAGGTTACTGTAAGTATTGGCAACAAAAGCGAACGCACCGCCGGGCATTTCTTCCACACAACGGGCGGAACGTCTGGCTTGTATAACGGTCGATTTGGCCGTACCGCGCCCGTCAATAGATACAAGAATAGTAGTATCGATCCAGTCCGTCAGAACCTGGATTATATGGCCGTATTTGATTTCCACATCATCGGCGTTACTCACCTTCGTTATCTTCCCCGAACTCTTTGATATCATACAACATACGTTTTTTCAGGTCAAAAGCTTTAATACGCGCATCCTCTTTTATGTTATCACGTACAATAACAGGAATTTCCGGAATCGCATCGATAAACTCTTCCAGTTCCTTACGGTCAATTTCAGGAACACCCAAATCCTTACGGCTGGTAGTATAAATAACCGTGCTTTTCTGTGAAAGCAGTTCCTCCGGTATTTCGGCCTGTTGATCCTTATAACATCCGCGAAGTTCCGCCGCCAGTTTCAGCAGGTTCTTAGCCTCCTTCACATTTCCCATAAGAAAAACAGTATTCGCCCAATTTTCGGCCTTTTCAGCATACAGATTAGCGAAAGCCTGCGGGCGTACGTTATCCTGCGTATAAAAGAAATTGAGACTGTCGGCGTACACCTGGCGGGCCATCCAGTCCGAAAGGCCGTAAGGTTCCGACTTCAAAAGGCGGATGATACCGGCCTTTGTCACTAACTTACCATTTATACGCATACGGGCACGAAGTCCCCGTACCATTTCCATAAGGCTGTAATATTCCCTTTCATCGGGCGCGAGGGCTTCCAGCGTACCGGTAGAAAGAATCCTTTGAATCTGGTTGATATCTACCTTGTCAAAGTCTATTCGTGAGGGCTTAATTAAATTCGTCGTCATCCATTTGTTCGATTAAACGTTCGAAAGTATGTCTTTTCCGTACGGCCTCCAGCTGTTTTATAGCTTCCACGTTTCCACCTTCCGCCGCTTCATGAAGTTTTATTTCAGGGGCGGCACGTGCTACCAGAATCCCTTCCCGGATCAGGAAATTAACAGAAGTTCCCACCGTTTCCGCATCCCGGACAAAAAGCCCGGCATCTTCCGGAGAAAGCCCCAGGGAAACGGCTATGTCTTTCGGGGAATACCCTAAAGAAGACAAACGCCGTACATCCTCTTTTTGCTGCGCATCCAGGTAAATACTATCCACCACCGTTAAATCGTTCATACGCATCTTTTATTCGTTTCTGTGCCGTGAAATAATAAATTTCGTCCTGTTCCATTAATACAAAGTTCCGGCCGCTTTCAATGGCTGCCACGGCCGTAGTACCGGAACCGCCGAAAGTGTCCAGGATCAGGTCACCCGGCTTTGTACTGTCTTCAATCAGTTTACGGATCAACGCCACCGGTTTCTGTGTGGGATGAACCTTTTCACCTTCTACCAGTTTCGCACCGGACGCAAAAGACCGGATATTATCTATTATGTTTGTGGCACCGATAGAAACACCCTTTCCGCAATGAAACAAAATAAGCTCATGTATAAAGGCGTAATGATTACCCGGGCCCGACTGTTTGTTCCAGACGATCATGTTTGATGCGCCTAAATACAAGTCAAACAACGGATAATAAAAAGCATATCCGCGCCAGTCCGTAAAAAAATACACGCAAGCACCGGGTTTCTTCACCCGGTTAAACTCCTGAAACAAATCCCGGTAAAAGGGTTTACAGATAGACAAATCTTTAAAACTGCCTTTCTGCCCGTTATGTGTCATTCCCAGGAAATAAGGCGGATCGGTTATTATACAATCTACAGAATTGTCCGGAACACGTTTCAACGCCTCCAGGCAATCCTCGTTATAAATTTGGTTTGTTATCATTGGAAAGTTGTTTAAGCCGGCTTTCTTCTTTTTCTATCCGGAGGGTTAATGTCTTGAGCTGGTGCCCCAGCTCCGAGCGGTCGCAAGGGTGAGAAAAACGGCCCCGGTCCTTCATGATCCGTTGCCGTTTTCCTGTCAAAGTGGCAATAAGTTCAACTACTTTTTTTTTCGCGCCTCGATTTCTTCCTCTATGGCTTTCTTTGTAGTCTCCCACTTTTGGATCATTGCAAGGGCACTCGCTTTCTTCTTCTCATCATCCCCGGCCTGTTCCAGTTTCGCCTTGTTCTTTGAAAGGTTGGCGCGGGCGTTATTCAGTGCCTTTTGTATGTCGATATCCGAAAGGTTCTCGACACCCTTACGGACGGACAAACTTTTTACCTTCTCACATTTACCCAGAATCTTTCCGTTTTCCCGGTAATATTCCAGCTCGTCCCACATTTCGCGGTTAGCAATGAAGTTTTCCACAACCGCCTGCGCTTCCTGTGCTGTAGAAAGTGAACTGACATCATCCGGCGTAGCTTCCAGGCGGGCGAAAGCTTCCTTATACTTCCCGTATGCGGTGAACATGTCGGAAACAAGTATTTTCAGAATGTCGGGGCAATCCGAAGAGTTCAGGAAGGTAAATTTCTCGCGGAAACGTATCATTTTGGTTACGGTTTCCGGAGCCGCCTTGTATCGTTTCTCCGCCTCTTCCAGTTCCTCTTCCAGCTCTTCCACACGGTCAGCATTTTCATCCATGGAAAGAACCTTATCCCGGAAATCGGACGAAACGAGTTCTTCCACGCTGACGCCGAAAGATTCGGCAAGTTCCAGCAGCAAATCATCGCTGTATTTTACCGGCGTTTTGGTTGCTTCCTCCCGGACGGGTTCCATTTTTACCGCGGCCGGCTGTTTGGAGTTGCGCCGGATCGTCTTAAATTCACGTTCGGAAAGCCCGGCCAGCTTCCGTAGTTCCTCTAAAAGAATGGCCTTCATCGTTTCCGTTTCTCCCTGCCGGCGGAATGACTTCTTTAACATACGGTTGATACCGTATTTCTCGTATAGTTCCACGCCCTGAATAAAGTTACGCGGACCGGCCAGATAGGTAATAATTTCCTGTTTCATACTATATAAAATTTAATGATACAAAGAAAAAAAAGGTAATTACCCCCAAAAAGGACAAAGGGTGGCCGGGCATGTGCTGCCGGTCACCCTTTGAATGATATAAAAGCCGTTTACTTACGCCTCATAACGGCTTTGTTCAATCCATTTCATAGCCTCCGAACCGTCGTTAAATGCCCGCAACGTCAGTTGGGAACCTTCGGAAGCGGTAAACGTCTTACCACCTTTCAGAAGGAAATTACCGCCTTTTTCCACTGTTGGCGCAACGCCCGAACATCCCATAAGGGTAATTACCGATCCATGACTTCCACCGGTAACACCGGCTATTTTGGCCGCACCTGCAGAAAGCTGGTACTGCCCGTCTGTCTGGTAATCTATATCTGTAGCCCCGGCTTCCACTACGGCCACCGGTTCTTCCAGGGTGTCGGTACCCCGGTAAATGGCGATATCATCCCCCTTGCTGATCTGGGTGAAAGTAAGTTCGTTCGTATTCGATTCATTGGAACCGGTATAAGAAACGGATAACTTACACGGGTTACAGGGCGTTCCGATCAGATCGGCAGGCTTTCCGCTACAATAACGGAGCACAACGATACATTTTTTGGAAAGCCAGTTTGTCTTAAACTCGCGGATTTCCTGTTCATTACCGGGATGATTGAACTTAACGGAAGGCGTATAACCTTCGGCGTCCGTTTCTCCGTCACTGTTGGAACTGATTTCAGCGGTACCGGGTGTCAGGTAAATACCGATCGCGTAACGTCCCGCCTTCATTACGATATCATCCTCGATAACCACGCCGGCATCGTTTCTCTGCGGAAAGGAAAGAATATCGTCAACGTCGTAAATTACGAGCTGATCCTTGGGCTGAATACCGTTACCGGGATTGCCGGACGGCCTTCTTACGCTTGCTTTTACGTATGTCATAACTTAATGATTTATAAGGTTATAAAATGGAAGGGATAAAGTACCCCTTCCGCTAAAAATTAGCCTCTTGCCACTTCGTAGAATTTACCGTCGGCGGCTTTTGCCAGCTTGATAAACTTGCCTTCGGAAAGTGTCATAGTTTCGGTTAAAACAAAGTTTCCACCGGCTGCAATGGTGGAAGCATATTCAGAACCGCTTCCGTAGATCGTGTAAACGACACCGGCTTCCGCATCTGTAAAGTTAGTGATTGCCGTTGCCTTTGTATTCTCACCAGTAACGAATACTTCACCGTCAAGCAAGGAAGGTGTCGTTTCATCCGGTGCAAACTGCAACGCATCGGAAGAAGCGTTTTCGCGGCCGATCTCGATAAATTTACCGTCGGCACGTTTCATCAGTTTAATAACATCCCCTTTACCGGGCTGCCAGGCGTCGGAAATAAGTTCAAAGTTTCCGCTTTTCTCAATCTTAACGCCTTTATCCACGCTTCCGCATTTCAGGGAAATAACCGTACCTACCGGCGCATCTTCAATATCAGTAATAGCAAATTCGGCTGTATTGGCTACGGTAACAATGGAGGTATGAAGCTTAGCCGACGGGTTCTTGTCCTTGTCAGCGTCCACAAAGTAAGACGCCGGGCGGTCATACTCATTACAGAAGATCATCTGACGGTTATAGTCCATATCTTCTTTCTTGGTGTACTTGAATCCCACGGCAATAGCCCAGATACTTTCACGCCAGTTACTCCATACTTTCAGGCTCCAGTCTTCCTGCTCCAGGTTGAAAGCCGTCATTTCACCCGGCTTGTCCTCGTAGGTTTTAATGTTGCCTTCAAACGTCCAGAAGATACGGTGGTGGTTGTCAGCATTGGGAACCGGGATAATCTTTACCGCCGGATATTCCTTCACATACATGATATTAGCCTTGTAATCCTGGTTCTGTCCGTAATGCAGTTCATTGTATTTATGATACAATACAATAAAGTGCGAAGGCATATAAAGTGCCAGGTTACCGCTGTCACGAAGAACCGCCGGGATCATGGAAGTACCCTTGTACACCTTTTCACCGATGTTTGCTTCGGTAAGTTCTCCCAGCTCGAACGGCTTGATCTGGTAAACGAACTTTCCGTTATTGATATCGGTATGTCCGTTCACTTTCTTGTTCAGGAACTCATACAGACCGTCAGCTGCAGCAAGTGCTTTGCCCGGTTCGTTCAGATTCGGGTCCTTACGGATTCCGTTAATACGGCGTTGTTCGCGCTCGTTATGCAACTTCTTGGCAGTTTCGGCCAGGATGTACTCGATAAAAGACCACTTGATAGGGTTTGAACCTTCCTTGTTCAAAGTGCCGATCCAGGTTTTCTCCAGGGCTTTTAAATTTTTGAAACGGTGTGCAAACATCACGTTGAACATGCGCAGGGTTTCATCGTCGAACTCGTAGGAACCTTTAGTCACCTTGTCGAAGTCGGATTCCTCATTACCGGCCTGTGAGAACTCACCCAGCCAAATGTTTACCAGCGTAGCCAAATCCTGATAACCGGATTCAAGCGGGAAAATACTTTCAATGGAAGGAAGTTCCATTAAAAACGACTGCAAACGCTGTTGCCAGGGAATACGGTAAAAGGCCCCGAGGTCCTCCTTCAAACGGCTGTAGTCAATGGAACTTGCTTTCGGAAGAGCAATCATTTCAAAACCGGCAGCCTCCATTAACGCAGCTTTGGCGCGAAGGTTATACGGGCGGTCCAGTGAGAACATTTCACCCTGCAAGCCTCCCAGCTGCTTTTCATCCTGGAGATTGAAAGCCCCTTTACCGTCCGCCTGGGCGTTGTGTTGCTTCCCTTTGCCCGGATCATCTTCCGCAGCGGCCGAAAGTTGGGCGATAATGCCGGAAAGCTTCGTTATTTCGGCATCCTTCTTGGCAATTAACGCGGTATTGTTCCGGTTTTCGTCACGCTGTTGCGTCTGCAAGGCTTCAAGCTGTTCCTGCGCTTGTGTCAAACGGGCCGCAGTATCACCCAACAAACCGCGAAGGAAAGCGGTTGTTTTAGGCTCCTCGGTTTCCTCTCCCTGGTTCCCGTCTTCGGCTTCGTCCTGGAAATCGTTTTCGAGGGACGCTTTAAAGTCCGTGAGGAATTTTTCAGTAAAACCGTAATTTTTCAGTTTTGCCACTTCCTCGACCGTGATAGAGTTTTTATCCTCTACCTTGCTCCATTCCGACAAGCCCAACAAGGCCAGAATGTGAGCGGAAAAGCTCTTAAATTTCATATATACAAAATTTTGAAGTTAATACTATATGTTATACATCTCATTTACTTTTCTGACGGTAGCCTGTGCCAGCACCCACTTTACCGCGTCTTCCAGCGTACCGAACTGATCGATATAGCCGTTTGCCACGGCTACGTCGCCGGTGAATATCTGTCCCCGGAAAAGGGGAAGTTCCGGATCGTAGGCAATACCCAGATTCCGACTGATCGCATCGCAGAAAATACGGTGCATGACGGCCAGACGTTGCTTTATAGGCTCTTCGTTGTTATCATCTTCAATCGCGCGGGTTTCATAGTTTTTCAGGTCGGCACTATCCGGATAGATTTCCCGGTAATCAATGCCCTGTTTCTTGAAATATTCCTTAAAGGATTGGTAAGTAAGCATGATACCGACGGAACCGACTTCACACATAGGGGAAGCGATAAAGGTTCTGCCGGCGGCGGTTCCCAGCCAGAAATGGGCACTACCCATGGTACCGGCCACGTAGGTGGCTATAGGTTTGGAAGATTCGGCGATCATTTTAGCCGCCAGGTCCACATGTGCGACCATACCACCCGGACCGTTGATCCACAGGACCGCGCCGCAAATCTTAGGATTATCGAAAACATCCCGGAGCTGCTTTTCCAGGCGGTAAGTCTCCCAGGAATACAAGGTGCCTTCCAGGATAATGACGGCCACACTGTCAGAGGGTAGCGTCTCATCGTCCAGTTCCCACCGGTTGGCAAGGTAAGGCGTAGTAGCGTAGGCGGTTATTTTATTATTGTCGAGCCGTTTTTCGATCGCATCCAGGTTGCCGGCTGCAACACACGGCACAAATAAGGAAAGCAACCGGTAATAATCATTATCAGCGATTGCCCAAGGTGCTGTAAAAATCTCCTGTATTTTGTCCACGTTCTCTTTTTTACGACAAAGAAAACGCCTATATCATAGGTAGAGAAGGACTGAAAGGAACCTACAGGAACGCATCAACGCCCGGACCCGTACCGGACAGGGTGCAGTTATACAGGCCCCCGCCGATCTCAAAAGAAAAGGTAAGCGGGTAATCGGGAGAACCGGAAACACGGGTGTTACCCGTTTCGTCAGTATAGAGGGCGACAAAAGGCGTCGCTTTCAGATTTTCCAGGTAAAGCGTCTTATTTTGCGACACGTCGGCAAGCTTGAAGGTATGTTTTTTAGTATAGACGTCTTCATTTTTGCTGTCACCCGGTTTTAAGGTTCCCGGTACGATCATAAGAATATCAGGTTTTCCGATAGAGCGGATAACGACTTTCGAGAGCACGACGCCAAAATGGATAATGTTGTAAACGGGAACCAGTTGCAGGCTATGGGCGGCGGATATTAACTTTCTTGACATAATTACAGATATAAAGTATTGATAATCAAACATTCAGCATTTTTCGGACGTTTTTCAGCCAAAAACCGGACAAAAAAGGACAAACAGATACAGTTGGTAGGTAAAAAATAACTTGCTTTTTTACACTTTTTTTCGGTTATAGGCCCTTTTCTTCTTGCGCCTGAAACTATCCCGCCACCGCTGGTAGTTTTTCAGCAGCCCGTCTTCCTGAATGGAAGAGATATCATACTTTTTCAGGAAGGTAAAAACGGTTTCCTTAAACTCGATTCCGTGCAGGTGCTTGTTTTCGTCCATGAGTTCGTGCAGCTCGGCCCACATCAGGGCACGCAGACGCTTTTCAAGAATGGCGGTACCGCGTACGGAAATGTAATTGAACTGTTCCGGAGACTTGCCGCCGGCAAAATTGGCCTCCCGGCGGTCAGGCAGCATAAACTCCAGGTTACCGCGGTCAGCCGGACAATTTACCGGCCGTTTCTCCATGAGATCGTAAACGGTCACATAGATATCGGACGAAGAAGGAAAACGGACGGTACCGACCGTTTCGTCGTAATATTTGCCCCGGACATACTCGGCCAGGTAGGATTCGATCTGTATTCGGGTGGTAATCATAGCAATAACATTCCTTTTTAAAGGCAAAGATATTCCTTTATCGGCTGTTGGTCTGCCATTTACGGGAAAATGTAGGCTTTCAGCCGTCATTTTGATAAATATACTCCGGGAGAATAATTATAATATGCCTTTTCCAGCCACCACACACCCGACATTTTCTCTGCCAGGCTGTGCTGATATAATTCGGTACTAAATTTTTGTAATTTCGTAACCGGGCAACCGACAAAGGTAAAATCCTGTATCTTAGCAACTTAGTAACGTTACTAATTTCCGTTACAAAAAAATGGCAGGAAAACAGTTTGTAACCGGGCTTACCGGTAGAAGATAAAAAGGCCGGTGTTACAAACCGGAAAAATTCGTAACCGTTTTGTAACTGCAACTTCGTAACCTTTATTTCCTATTTATTTATTTGATTTTCAGACTTTTTTCTTTCAAGCAAACAAAGGTTACAAGGTTACTAAAATTTTGTATGAAATAGAGGTGGGGTATGGGGAGGGAAGCCGGGCGGGACGCATCTGTTTCCATACGAAAAGAGGGACCGACACATTCGTATCTGGTCCCTCTTTTCGTATTTTATACCGGCTCCGATCCGTCTTATACGCGATGTTTGCACCTGCTTAAAATCCATTTCTTTACGTCCGGGGGTATATAGCGGTGCACGACGGCCGTATAGTCTTCGTTAAATTCATACTCCAGGTAGTTGTCGCCTTCCAGGATAAAAACACAGGCCGTTTTGATGATCCATTCGAGCTGCTCGCCCGAATAGCGTTCCAGTGCCAGGACGGTACCGGGTTTCATACGCTCCAGATAGCGGTAGACCTGTTCGGCGAATTTTCGGAACCTCTCGCCGCTGTTCCAGAGCGCGGTAAACTCGGACATGCTGTTTAATTTCAAATGCGCGTTATTCATTCATCCGGTCGTTCATCAGGTACAAACATGAGTGTCGGATCGGCCGGTTCCGTTCCACCACCGGCAGCCGTTTCCGCCGTGCCGCATGAACGCAGATAGATCATGTCGGCGGCCTTGCCGTCGTTATCTTTGCGTACGATACGCCCCTGGGAGTTGCAAAGGTCCTTCGGGTTGAGTTCGTCAATGTAAGGGCAAAGGGCCACAAAGCCTTTGAGGGCCTTTGTAAAACGCTGCATCGTGATTTTATTCACACCGGAAAAGCTTTTGTAATCAGCAAAAGCCTTTTCACGGACGATAAAGCTGTCCAGGTGTTCGCTGTCCGGAGAGAAATAAGAGTTCGCCCAATCCTCAAAGTTATTGCCCATATCGGCCTTGTATTTACGCCTGATAATGTTTTCCATGGGCGGAAGCAGTTTTATAGATTCCTCGCAAAGGGAAAGGTAAAAACGGCAGCACTGCAAGAAGAAATTTATATCGGCGTTCCACTCGTTCTCGCTGTAAGTCTTGGAAAACAAATCCTTACCGAAATCGTCCCGGATAGAACGCGTTTCCCGGTAGTCGTTATCTTCCGTACGCTGGTGGTAGTAGTCGGAGAATACCAGGTACAGCAAACGGGCTTCCGTAGACGGATCAAAATCAATAGGAACGTAATTAGTTGTAAATCCCAGCTTGGCCGATTCCTCGAAAGGTATAGTAAACGACTGGTTGTTCTTCGGGTTCACGGTCATATCTGACGTGATGATATCGTAAAACAGGCCCGTATTAAGATACCGGTCGCAATCATCCACCAGGATAAAGTCGGTATGCTGGTTTATCTGGTCGAACACATGCGGGTTATCCATTAACTTGGGATTACGGCCGGAAAGCTTGACGGTCTTCATAAAGTAGGAAAGGGCTTTGAACATGAATGATTTGCCCGAACGCCCGTTACATTCACCGTCTTCACCGATCTTGTTATCCATGGCCTGCGGTGCCCAGGCACGCGAAGGGGATTTATAACGGTGCAACATATAACCGATAGTAAAGATCTTGTTGATAAGGTTCCTTTTCTGTTCGGCCACTTCTTCCGCCGTGAGGCCTTCCCCCTCGATATCGAATTTATGTTTTTCCCGGTAGGATTCCGCTTCCCCCACGCTCTTGTCATCGAAATTATATTCCAGTTCCTTACGCCAGTAAACGCGGCTCGAATTGATTACATAACCAAAAAAGTTAGACGGTACGGCATTGATCCGGATATCAAACACATCGTTCCCCTCTATGTCTTTTTTACGGGAAATAGTAAACATGTCTTCCATAAGACGGACTTTGTGTTTCAGGACGTTTTCTTCCCAAACGTAGTGGGACAATGTGCTGCCGTTGGCCGGATGTTCCTTTATACCGGTACCGCTTACCTCCATGCTGCAACCGGGAAAGAAGAACATCTGCGTATTATGGGTATAATTGGTAAAATCCAGTTCGATCTCCTGCAAGTTGTCCAGGGCCGTATCTGACAGTTTGGGGCTGTTCAGAATAAGATTCCTTATATCGCGGGATAAAAAGCTCTCTTGGGCCCACTCACGGATAAACTTCCGGATATCCTTTGCCTTTATCAGTTTTACGATATTGCCGGTAATACGGATGTATTTCGTTGAACTGGAATTTTCATCATGAAGCGAATAGAAACCGTTAAGACGTAAAAAGTAGTGAAGGCAGTCCGCGTCTATATTGTGATCCCATTGCCGGGATTTCTCGTTAAACTTGGAATACCAGAATTTGGCGGGCATGGCAAGCGTCATAAGGTTACGGAAATCTTCGTTCTTGCTTCTTAATTCCATGAAGTCCCGGAAGTCCTTACGCGGTTTGCCCCGCTGGTCCCGGTAAGTGGTAAGCCAGGCCGGTAGCCAGATCGTGTGGATATCAATAAAGCGTAATGCAAGTTCCGTACCCTTCACCCTGCCCGTCGTGTCGATATCGGGTATGTTATACAGGACTTCAACGTATTTCATGATCTCCTTGTAATCCTGTTCGGAAAGTTTATACGTCTCCGAATTAAACCAGATCGGGGAAAAGCCCAACGATTTAACGCACAGGGCGTCGCGCTCTCCGGAACATATAAACGCCTCCTGCAGCTTCTGCTCCTTATAGGGCTTTTCCGCATTGGCCGGATTCTTTTTAAAGGCGGCTTCCTCCCTGGAATTAAATTCCCGGTATAAGGCTTTCAGTTCGGAAAGGCCGTTTATATAGTCTTTCGGCTTGACACCTTCCGGAGTGTAGGAAAAACGCCATTGCTTGTCCGGATTCAAAGGCTCGTATATTTTATAGAACTTCACTTCGGGCGTGTCGCCTTCGGCCGGTTTTACCAGACATTCGCGCATAAAGATAGGGTATGTCGCAGTCGCGTATTTATAGGTTACCTCGCGATTTTTTACATACCCTATATATTTGGCCGAATACCAGTGCAGGGCCTCGGCGTTCTCCTGGGTGACACGGGGGCCGAGTATGCGTAACTGATCCGGGGTGAGATGATCGGCAAGCTCGAAAAGTTTAGTACCGTCTTTCTGATCCTGGGAGGCCGGAACCTTACGGATGTCCGGCTTGTTTACGTTACGGTTGAGTTCATCGGTTACGTTGTACATGGATGCAAGTTTAAGGATAGCCTCGTTAAACCGGAGGCCTTCCTCATACATGCAGATATCGACGGGGCTTTGAGCCGTTCCGGTATCGCCGAAATCCGTTACCTTATAAACCTGCTGGGAACCTTCCTTTCCGAATAACTTGATACAGGCCGACGCGTCGTCTTCTGACGGCCGGCGTTTGAAATGGCGGTTGGTTCCGACACAATCCCGGGCTTGCGGATAATAATGTAGAATTATATCCAGCCCGTTGTTGGTTACTTTGTAGATGTCTTCTGCCTTTATCATCGTTATAAAGTTACATGGTTACTTATTCTTCGTTGTCTTCTTTCCGTCCCGGGCACATCTCCGTCCAAGGTTGATACAGGAAAACGAATAATAACAGCCAAAGAAAAGCGGTTTTACCCGTATAATAAATGACAAAGGCAATCAGTCCCATAAAGGCAACCACGATAATAGCGTGGGCGATGTATTTTAAATTTTTATCTTTCATTGTTCAAACATGTTATACTGAATTGAAAAACCGAATTTGCTTAATCTCCTTTCCTGGAGAAGGGAACGTTTGTCATGTGAAGGCATAATGGCCACCAGGTGCTTTGTATCGAACCGGTAACCTTTCTTCCGCATCTGATAACGTAGGTTTCTTAGGCGTCTGTCTTCTTTCATGGCATTTCGTTAAGATCGTCTTAGTTTACAGAAGACTCGGCACACTATCGCAAAGGATAGCGTTTAAATCCTCCTGTATGGTTTCCTGCTGCTCCCTGTTCAAATGTACCAGGAAATAACCTTTTCCGCCGGAAAGATTCTTAATCTCCGCCAGATTATACTTCCTGTCTACCGCATCCACGAACGCAGGGGATTCCATGGGGCGGAAACTACTGAATATTTTATAAGTTCCACTGCTGCCTTCTATTCGTAGCGTGGTTAATTCATCGGGGGTGGTAATTGTTGATTTCATTACTTATTTATTTTTAATTATTCGACTTGTTCCTCACCTTCACGTATTAGGGTAAAAGGTAGTTTGGTACCACAATTCACACAATAAGCTGTTTTACTCTTGTTTAAGGAAACTCCATCGGAATATTCCCCACCGGAATATGTACCGTCAGAATTATGCACACTCGTGTAACTCATTCTAAACAGATCACTATACTGATAACCGTAAAAACCATTGCAATAAGGGCAAGGAAGCGGTTGTGCTTCAGTTACTTTTATGGAGATTTTTTTGCTCATTTCTGTTCTTGATTTGAATTATTTTTCACCACTTATTTTTAATTTTACCAATTCACCAATAGGATAGGTCGTATGTTTCGGTCTGTTTATTTTCACTTTATGAGAAGAAAGAAACAACGGAACAGATTCTATTCGATAGAAAGTGTAGTAAGCTTCTTTAGGAGCTGTTTTTTCATATTTCTTTAAATATTCTTCTGCTTTATTTCTCGTATCAAATGCGGCAAGGATAGAAAACCAAACGCCGTCTTCTTCGTATTTTCCGGATTCCCTTTTAGTTACTATGTAAATTTTGCTCATTGTTGTTTATAGCTGTGCCGGAGGATAGCATCGAACTACCAATAACGCCCGCTTTCGCCCTTCGGGGTTATCTCCACACTCCGGCGGTTATTATATGGAGCGGCAAAAACCGCCCCGGTTATTTATTCACTTTTCTCTTCCGGAAGAAAAACAAAGTCCGCCCAAATATCAAGGAATTGTCGACCGCAATACGCTGCCAGTTCCGACGTTTTGAAGGCAAGCCGAACGCCGATGCTCGCATACGTGACCGATGAATCGTCCCTCGCGCTCGCATACGAAACACCGCCCAACGCGCTCGCGTTGTCGCTCGACCGATACACCACACGAGACTTTTCTTCCTCGTCTAACTTGTTGTATTCTTCCCTTGTATAAAGAATAAACCAAGGATAATAACGGCATTCATCCTCTGTAAATTGAGGTTCCCAGCCTTCATTTAAAGCCTTGACAATGATACGGAGTTTCAGGAAAGCCAGAACGTCAGGTTCAAGACCGAGGGATATTTTATCTCGGTTCCATGCTTCTGCATCGATGCCAATTTCACGGCAGGCGTCCTCAAACGTCTTAATACGTTTTCTTACGTCTTTTTCTGGTTCATCAATAAGAGTTAAGATTCCATTTCTCCAGACAGCTGTTTTACCTTCCGGAATTTCAATTTCTAATTTCTTTGATTTCATTTTTCTTTTATTTATTGGTTTTCACTATGGAAGATTTTTACGCCTGTGACTTCCTCGATCTTATCCTTGGCAAGTTCGGGAATACGACAACGACTACCCCGCCAATTACGAAAGGTATGTAATGGCACTTTACATGCTTCTGCCAATTTAAGGGACATTTCAGAAGATTCTTTTACCGGCAAATTCAAAAGGTACATTCTTAGTTTCTCGCCGTCATCATTCCTTTTTAATTTTTTTTTCGTCATACCTTTGTGATAAATATACTCATTATTATTAACTTTACATAGCAAAGGTATAATTATTTTCACCACAAGTGAATAAGAATTACGTTAATAAAAGTTATAACAAAGATATAATATGGCTAATTTCTTGTTAATAAGAGAATTATGTGAGTTAAAGAAAATCACTATACGAGAACTTGCATCACGTATAGGAAAAGAAGATAGTAGCATACAGGCTATTGTCAGGAATGGAACAACGAATACAAAAACCATTGAGGCAATAGCAAAGGTTCTGGAAGTTCCTGTAGGTGTATTCTTTGATAATATTCCCATACCTGGAATAAAATCAAATGAACTTGATAAGGATGCAAAAATAGCTGATTTAGAAAGGATAATTGAGGAGAAGGAACGTCTAATACAAGTCTTATTAAGTAAGAAATAACCTGTAATAGATAAGAAATGTAGGCATATTGTAGGCTATACAATTATACAAGCAATTAATAATCAAGCGATTAATAAACGTTACTTGAATCACAAGGAAAAATGCTAATAGGTTCATTGATAACTTGTTAGCATTTTCTTTTTATGATAGTTGCACAACATTTGCACAACTCGCGAATAGGGAAAGAAAAAGCCGGGAAATAATTCCGGCTATATTGTTGTTTTAACCCCACCGCTGATTTTAGGAGATGGGTCGTATTCTGCTTTTTGTCTTCGTTTCTCGTCCTCGTCTTTGAGGTACTTGTTCCTTATCTCTTTGATGTCATTCGTCATTCCCCATACCTTGAAGAAGAGGATGATTTGCAGTACTCCGAATATTAGGAGTATGATAGTTAAAAAGTCAATCATAATCTTTGAACAAATATTATATGTCTTGCGATTGGTATGCTATAGCTATTGAATCATGAAGATGTCTCGTAATTGTATCTTCTATTACAACATTTACAAAAAACATATCAGATTGGCTTTTTTCTATAGTTCCTTCAATCTTTTTGTACTTTATATTCCAGGAATATAAGATTGCCTCTTTCTCAAATTCCAAACTGTCTTCGCATACTTCACTTTCAAAATCCGGAGTTCCATATTTTGCGTTAAATAGAATTTTCACATCATTCAATTTACGCACTGAACTATTGAAGCCTTCGATGTATTCGTGAAATATTACAGCGAAAAGTTTGTTATTATGCGTCATAATAGACACATCGTCGAATTCGACCGTTCCAATTTTATTATATTTTAATGGAATGACCCATTTAGAAGTGTCTTTTACCGAGATATACCCTAAATCAATCATCTCTTCAACGGTCATTCCCCATTTCAAATCCTTGAAAGCCTTAGACGCTTGTTCGTTGGTATATTTCTCTACTACGACAGGAAAGACCTCTGCTTTCTTTTTATTATTACATCCGATAATTGCAAATGTAGCCGCTATTAAAAATAGAATCTTCTTCATTGTGTTAATTATTTAGTTTGTTCTTTAATTCATTGAATAAATCGGGAATTCAAAATCCCCCCCCCATAATATTTAGATTTGTATTACAATAATACATCACTTACAATATGTTGCTTGACAATCCACAAACTCCGTACTTGCGCTATCTCTATGTCGAAATCGTCGTATTCATTACTGTTAAAAGAGTGTGCTATCCAGAACTTGCGAGATAACTCTTGGTCTTTATATCGGCGTAGTATTTTGATATGTCCGTGATAATCTCCGGTAAATTTGTCTTGTACTACTATTCCAAACACATTGCCGAAGGGAATTTGAGTAGCTACGTCTGCGCTGAAACCATATTTTTTTAGAGCTACCCAGCATCCGGAAGGGTATGCAGGGGACATGGAGTTTCCCGCTATCTGTGCAATCGCTTCGCAATCCTTACAGTCTGGCAGATACCAGTACCGTTTTATGCTTTCTATTCCATTGATAAGTTCTATTTGTCCGGCAGCAAATTTGAAATCAACTTCAGGGAGTAGTTTTATTCCTTTTTTCAAAGCCGACTTTAAATCACTTTCATTGTCTATGGCTTGAGCTAGTGATGGGCTTTCAGTAGAAGTTAACATATCTCCATTTCCACCAACTAGCCATCCTTTATCTACATTGGGAAAAGTGGATAAAATCTTATCTATGACAGCATCTCCTATCCCATCTTTACGACCGAACCAGTTTGATACTGTATTAGGCTTTTCTCCAACTACGTCTGCAAATTTTTTGTTGCTTCCTCTTTCGTCTCCGAAATAGTAGGATTTAATTTTGAATATTCTTTCTCCAATATTGCTCATGTTCACAAATAATGTGTATGTTTGTGTCGGAATCAAGTTGCGGATGATTTCGACTAAATTGTTTAACTGTTCCCGTAAGGGACTATATAGGCGACTTCCTCAAACCGCAACTTTGGGGTTGGTCGCTTTTGTTTTATTGATATGAATAATGAACTTGCAAAATTGATTCCTAATGACATCAGTAAAATAACAGTTATTACATTACTTGAGCTATTAATGAAATTTGGTACTCCTAAAGAGGATATTAGGATTGCGCTTTCAATAATTCAAGGAGTACATTCTGCATCCCAGCATAACGTTGATGCTTTTCTTCTTCGCTATAGCTCAGAAATTCATGTAGAAAATCTTCTATCTCCTCAACCTTAAGAGTGCCCTTCATGTCGTTTATGAGATGGCTTATTAGGTTTTTATTTTCATTATTTATCAAAGCCATAATAGTCTGCAAAATATATTCTCTTGCCAACATCTTGGCAAAGCCTCCATCGTCTTTATTTTCATGAAATGCTTTAAACATAAACTGTAAAGAGCTTATTAAATCTCCATGTTGTCGGGCAATGAGAATTGGAACAACTCTCATCATTTCCTTTTTTACATCAAATTGTGTTTCTAAACTCGACTTCTTTATTTTTCCTTCAAATTCAGCTCTAAACTTATCAATTTTTTGACTTGTACCTTTTATATCGATGAATGTGTATATATTCCATCCTATCAATACAGTAACCAATAATGACAATATTCCTACTATCACTCCTTGGTAATCAAATCCTAACTCGGGAGTCCTATATGCGGCTATGCAGGTCGCTATAATAGCAATTGTCATTGCCACAATACTCAATCCTAAAGCCCAATTTTCTTTCTTCATGTTATAATAAGGTATAAGATGCTCTAATAGTTAAATAATGCTTATGTACACAATATGTGTGATTAAAATGTTTTATATTCACAGTTATTGTGTACATTTGCATCATCAATCAATCACGTAGCAAAGATAAACTAAATGATTGACGATACAAATAGTATAAACATATTAAATCACACGATTATGAGCACGAAGAGTTTTTTACATGAAGTTATGAGCCTTGCATGGCAGTTCGTTCGCAAGAACGGTTTCACGATGTCAGAAGCATTAAAGTGCGCTTGGGCTAACATGAAATTGAAATTGCAGATGAAAAGCAAGATTGTGAAATTCTACTTTCAAAAGGTGGACGGTTCTGTGAGAGAAGCCTACGGTACACTAAATGAAAAGCTGATGCCTGCCATTGCTGGTACTGACAACAGAAAGAAGAACGACACCGTTCAAACTTACTATGATACTGAACGCCAAGAGTTCAGATGCTTTAAGAAAGCTAACCTTTTAAAAATTGCCTGATATGAGAAACTATAGAGTTTGCGACAGTGTAGAAGCCTACGGGCTTGAAAAGGCTTTGGATAAGGCTTGTATAGACCTTGATAGAGTTGATAAGATGTCTGACACAGAGGCTTGTGCTTTCTGTAATACCGATACCAAAGAAGAGGCCTTAGAGGTTATTCAAGAAGAGATTGATTACATAGAGTTTCAACTTGATAGAATGGCGGTATGATAGAGGCATTGATAGTATTGGGCTGCTTATATGCAAGTTATAGGCTTTTCAGAAAGCCGGGCGAGAAGTTCTTTTATGATGATTAATCACACGATTATATCACGCACGACAGCCCTATTGACGGATTGAACGGCAACTGATAGCGAGAATCGGGTAGGGCACTATTGATTAGTTCTTTGACATATTGGTACGATATAAAGATATATTTCTGCGAAGGCACGTAAGCGAAGCCAGTGATGGTAGATAGTGGTGGGTGCAAGTGGAACGGAATTGACACCGATAGCAACCGAAGATAAGCTGATGAAGAGCGAATGGTTGTATATGTCAGACCGATGTTATACGGACTATACAACACGTGATATAGTAACCTATAAGAGGGATTATGCTTTGGAGCAGGTCAAGTTTTGTGAGCAGGCATTATCCGAATTTGATAAGGAGGGTAAGAAATGAAACAGACAGTAGAAGAAGCAGCTAAAGAGTGCAGACGTACAACTGCCCAATCAATGGGTGTATATGCCCAATATCACTCAATAGATGAGTGCCCTAATCATGGGATTACATATGATGAAATTGCAGAAGCTGCATTTATAAAGGGTGCCGAATGGCAGGCAAAGCAATCACCGTGGATAAGCGTTAAGGAACAGTTGCCGGAAGAAAATGAGAATATCATTATCATGTGCAAGCATGGCGCAATATTTAATGGCACATACTGTAATGGAGTATGGTTCTGTATGGACGGTTATATCAATGATGTATACAAAGACAGTCCTATTTATAGTTCAATGAGCAGCATACCTCCATTATGGGAACCAGTAGCTTGGATGCCTATCCCTTCTTTCGATGAGATACTCGAAGCCAACAAGGATGTACTGAAACGGATTAATTAATTATGAGAAAGATTGTACAGTTAGACGAATACGATTATAACAAGCTTGCAGACCTTGCCAAGCTCAATGAGAAAGAAATTGAGAAACACGCCATTGACCTATGGAAAGAAAAAGGCGTGGCAGAAATAACAATCAAGATAGACACTGGAAGAGATTATAATGACTACTGTCGTATTGATTGCTCTACATATCTCTTCTATAAAGATAACAGGTTCTACATTCCAGAGAATGTACGGGAGAGATTTAGGAAAATTGTCAAAGAAAATGTAATGTGGGACATTGAAGAACGGTTTGGAGACTTAAAAGGAGCGATAAACAAATTCAATCGGGAAGCTAAATGGATTGGTTATACAAAATTTGTACTTTATATGATTGCTTTGTCCGGTTGGGCTGTAGCTGCTGTGTTGTTTCTTATGCGTTAACAGTATTTAATATGGAAAGATATAGGATTGTAAGAGAAACAAAATATAGCGGCTGTATTCCAATAACTACGTATTTTGTACAAGTCAGAAAAGAAAGCCGTCTTTCGTATGGGTGGACGAACATTAAAGGCTTTGATACCTATAAGAAAGCGAAAGAGTTGTTGGATATTCTATACGGCAATTGACATGAAAACAGACCTCATTTTCTTTATTGCGATATTCGTCATCGCAGTATTATTCATCGGGCATTTCCGGTTGACATTTTCGCCGTTCAGCATATCACTCCCTTATTGGCATAGAGCTTTAGGGGTTGTCCTTATTGTTGTAGGATGTTTGATTTACAACATAGGTGAACATATGTCCGGCTATAAGAAAGGGTTGGATAACGGTATGGAAATAGTCTTGAAACAATTGAAGAAACGGTATGAACGACCAGGTGATTAATAAAGAAAAGATATTGCCAATGGTTACAAAAAAAGGCTATCTTCCCAGACAGCCAATCTTTTTTATTAACCTTAATCTAATACTATGAAAAACACATTGCAAAGGTACGGATTTGTGGAAGTTATGCAAATTATGAGCCTTTGTTCAGCCATCTTATAACATGGTTTAGCAAGCGGATATGTATGTTAACCATTAACGTAATAGATTTATAAAATTAACAAATAGTCAATGAGTAGAAATGAAAATGTCTGGACTGATGCGAAATGTGCAGCCCTTCGAGTTGAGTTCCTTACCAGTCGTGAGGAACTCTTTTTGTATGCAAAAGCCATCTATTCCGCTATGATATGGGGTAGGGAGGTGAACGAGCAAAATCGGATTATTCAGGAAAAGAATAACTCTGTAAAATAAAAAAAAGGAGAACCAAGCGCACGACCACTCAATCCTCCCTCACACGATTATGATGCAAATATACTATTTACTTTTAAAATAATCGTGTTATGGAACTGGATTTTAACAAAATAATTCGTCTTAAAAAGATTCGTATTGAGAAATCAGAACTTTCAGAGGAAGAAAACGCCTTGACCGCCCCAATTTTGAAAGACAAAAGCCTTATCCATGAAATCTACAAGATATTCGTTGAGTTGCTGAATGAGAGAGGATGTCCACCGAATATTGACAGTGTAACCCAGCGGAAGAAGTTCATTTTCATTATCCTGTATCTGTTTTCTCCAAGCTCGCTTGCCGGTGGAAAAATGACAGCAGGGTTACGACCTGAATTAGCAAGGGTTCTTGGTGTTCAATCAGAATGTACCATTTCCGACAACTGTGCGGATGTCGTGTTTTTGTATCAGAACTATGGGGATTTCAGTGGGGATATAGAGTATCTTTACACCGAAATCGTAAATCGGTTAAGAATCAAAGGGCTAATCAATTAATGAGCCGGAGTTTAGTGCTCCGGCTTTTCTGTTCTCAAATGGTCAACAACACTTTGCAACCTATCTGCATCTTTAGGATTGAAAATAAATTCGTCAAAATCTCCATATGCACTTCGATGACCAAATATGTACTTAACAGCATGGATAATTCGTTTGAGTACATTTCTTTCGGGTTTTAAGTGTACGTTGCAATATACTTCCTTTTCATCCTCAAAATATGACATCACAATCTGATGTTCGATGCTGTTGCATTCACAAATAAAGAGTTCTTTTTTATCCATGGTTGTTTATAACATAGTTGCAACTTGCTTTTCTACGGCTGATTTAATAAAAGCGTTTATTGATATTCCAGCCTGTTGGGCGAGAATGGCAATTTTGCTATGTACCTCTGGGGAAATTCGTATGTTCAGGGAACCAGAATAACTTTTACGCGGTGTAATTCCGGCTTCCTTACAATATGCTATATAATCATCCACAGCTCCTTTAAAATCCTCTTTCAATTCAGATACAGTTTCACCTTCATACGAAATCATTGTATCTTTTGGCAAATCAAGGACTTTTCCAAATAGGCAATTATCTTCATCGCTTATCTCAATACTTCCTATGTAACCTTTGTAAGTCAATGTTTTCATATTAATTTATTTTTAGTCAGAAATTCAAATACTTGTTTCATTACATACCCTTTTACGATACTTCCTGGATGTGGCTTATGCGCAGTGTACGAGCTTTCCCCTTTTGCGAAAATGACACGTGACCCACTTGTTTTTCCTTTGTTATCTATCTTATATCCGAAAATGGAGAACAAGCGTACAAGCTCATCCCAATTAAAATCTTTTGGCTGGCTTTTAAAGCGTTCTATCAACTTCTCTTTTGTACCCATAATTTAATGGTTTATGCAAATGTAACTATTTTACAGTTGCAGAACAAGTGATTTACTGTTTTTCTTCAATCTCAGCCACAATTTTCTTTAGCTCCTCTATCGTATCGGCTTTGTAGAAGTTTTCTTTATACTGGATAAGGGCGGTAAGTTCACTATCTTCTCCTTTACAAGTGGAAGAGTTATTTGTTTCGTCTCGGAAGAAGTCAACTATATTGCAATCAATGGCGTCGGCTATCTCTTTCAACTTTTTGTAGGTGGGATTTCCTTGTAAGGTAAGAGTAAGAGTTACTCTATTTACACCCATCTTTTTTGCTACATCCTGAATGGTGTAGCCCTTTTCTTTAATGATGCTTTTTATATCCATTTCAAATGTATATTATAATAAACGGAACAAATATAATATGATAAAATCAATAATGCAATAAAAGTAGCTGTTTATTGCATCAAGAAGATTGATTTATTAATAAATATGTAATTGTATACCCTTACAATTGTGTTTTTGCTAATGTTTATTAAATAGCTACATTTTTATCTTTATTCTATTTGAAGTGTAATTATAAACCCATACATTTGCATCATCAAACAAGAAGTAATAACAATTAAAAGATATACGATTATGGCAGCATCAGTAATTAAACAAAGAACAATAGAGAAGTTCATCATGTCAGAGTTTGTACAAGGCAATTTGAACACAAAAGAACAAGTAAGCTGTATGCTCATTTTGATTCAAAAGAAGCTGGGTATGTCAGTAGAGCAAGCAAGTGACTTTATGAGAAACACAATTGGTATTAACGCTTAAATATACGATCATGGCAACAAAGAAGATTGATGAAAAGAAAACATTGAAGTATGCAGTAGCATTCTACTTCTGTACATCAGGTAAGATAAACTTCATGTTAGGCAATAAAATGTATCAGCATATAAATACTGTTTATGACCAAAGAGAAGATGGCAGAGGCTTCAATACCTGTGAAGTTGTTTATAACTACAAGGCTCAAAAGTACGAGGTTCTGAATGTAGATACAGAGATAGGCAACAAAGAGATTACGATATTATAAGTTTAACCAGCAGGGTAAAAGCCCTGCGCAATATATAAGATTATGAACGTAAATGAAGTTACAGTAGGTTTGAGATATAGAGTATCAGGTGATTTGTCTAATGGCTGTCATGCAGACGGTACGCCACGCATATCGCACGATGATGTAGTAAGAGTAATCAAGCGAATTACAGATACCCACGTGATTTTAGAGTGTGGACGTATGTTCGTCATTAACGACAATCTTAAAATAGAGAAATTCTAAGTTTAATCCGGTAGCCTTCGGGCTACCACAATATACACGATTATGAAAGCAGATTTAGTTTTAGTTATCAGCCCTGAAGCCCCACTGATGAAACAACTGGGCAAAGTGTTGGGTAAGCTATGTACGCCGTACGACTTCTCTACTATAGAGAGGGGTGAAAAGTACATCACCATACAGCATGATGAAACTGGGCTTGTAGTGGCTTATACGAGTGAAGAAAGATTGAAAGCGAAACTTTAAATATAAATGATTATGAACTCAATAAACGAAAACGGTTGCAGCGTGGAAAATCCAGTGTAAGCTGCCCCCTAAAACCAAGCGATTCTGCCCCCTTGTGCTAAAATAATCCTACCCCCTTGATTCCAATATAAAAATACCCCTGCTTGGCAATGCCCGGCAGGGGATTTTTCGTAGATTTGATTCCCGTCTTGACCGGTGGGATAAAATCATTTCTACTATGACAACAAAGATAGCAAACATCCTCCAATGTTACGCATTGGGGATGGGGATAAAGCAGATAAGCAGGAGCTTTGAGCTTTCCCGCAACACGGTGCGCAGATATGTGCGCCTGTTTCAAGAGTGTGGTATACCGATAAAGGAGTTGGCCGCCATGCCTTCCGCTCGCATCCAGGAAATGTTCTCTGAAGGTGTTGGCCGTAACAGGGAACCGTCACAACGCCAGCTTGAGCTTGAGGCACTCCTTCCTGAGTATGCTGCCCGGCTTAGCCGCCGAGGCGTAACAGTGAAAACCCTGTACGAAGAGTACCGCGAGACCCATCCTGACGGATACAGACATGCCAGTTTCGGCAACTATCTCATGCGTTACCGTATGGTGACACATGTCGTAGGCCATGTCGAGCATTATGCCGGAGACCAGATGTATATCGACTTCGCCGGTGACAAACTGGAAGTCGTTGACAGTGAAAGCGGTGAATGTCGCAGCGTTGAAGTGTTCGTGGCCATACTTCCGTGCAGCCACTATACCTATTGTGAGGCGGTCTGGTCCCAGTCAAGGCAGGACTTGATTAAGGCGTGTGAGAACGCGCTTCATTTTTACGGCGGGGTTCCGATGGCGATCGTACCAGACAACCTCAAATCGGCGGTAACCCGCAGCGACCGTAACGAGCCGGTAATCAACGAGGAGTTTGCGGCATTTGCCGAACACTACGGATGTACCGTATACCCCACACGGGTACGTCATCCAAAGGACAAGGCCTTGGTGGAGAATGCCGTGAAGCTACTTTACCGATCCGTCTACGCTGACATCGAGGGTCTTGTATTCCACTCGCTGGAGTCTCTGAATGCGGCCATATCCGAATCGCTCTCGGCCTTCAACGGACGCAGGATGAGCGGGCGTCCCCAGTCCAGACGGGAACAGTTCGAGCAGATTGAGTCCGACTGCCTCCGCCCGCTTCCCGCCATACGCCATCAGATGAAAGAGCGACGCTCCGCAACAGTAATGCGTAACGGCTATGTCACCTTCAGGCTTCACCATTACAGCGTACCGAAAGAGTATATAGGCAAACGTGTCGAGATTGTCTATGATGCGGACACGCTGGAAATATATCATGGCCTGCGTCTGGTGACCACACACCAGCGCGATGACACGCCATACTCCTATACGACCAAGGATGCCCACGGACTGCCCGGACGTCATGGAAGTTATGAAAAGGATCTGGAACAGATTTACGAACGGGCCGGCCAGACAGATAACGTCCTGCTGCTGTATCTGCGCAAGGTGGCGGAACTCAAGAAGTATCCTCCCGCGGCGTTCCGTTCATGCAGAGGCATCATGGCGTTGGAGAAGACCTTCGGGCTGGAACGGTTGGTGGCGGCAAGCGCATGCGCCACGCAACTGCGCCTATACGGATATCAGGAGATAAGGCGGATCCTTGAACGCGGGGATGATGCAGACTTCCTGTCAAAAGACGACATTGACGATGAGGTCCCCGTAACATCTATCCACAAAAACATCCGCGGAGCAGCCTACTTCGCACAATTAAAACATTTAAATAGAGACAACAATGGAAACAAATAA